TGAATAAGGAACAATTATCTGTCTTTGATTATTCGGACACCATGGCAAAATTTAAGACTGAAAATATTATGAGACAAAATGGTATAAAGGGTGCAAAGAGTGGTCTGGATAAACACGGAAAGCCAAAGAGATATAATATAAAGGTAGAACCAGACTATAGGGAAGTTTTGCCAATCAAGAGTGTGATCTACAAGGACTCCGAAAAGGTCATGTTTCCCAATATGACAATAAAAGAAATAGTCGATAAATATGCTTGAACCCGGCTCTGGAAACATCCAGGCTTTTCACCTAGCAGGCATAATTCCTGTCTCTGGTCCTGATCTGGATTTCGGATATCCTTGGCATGATAGCATGCAACCTATTGCTAAGGATTACCTTGCAGTCGAGCGCGCCGTGGCTGAGTGTGCATATGCAGGCTGCGAAACAATTTGGGTTGTCTGTAGTGACAATATGCAACCTTTGATAAAACATAGGATGGGTGATTATATTGAAGATCCCTACCATTTGGATAAAGCAAACTTTGTTAAATTTCCCACCGAACATCGAAAGCAAATACCAATATTTTATACGCCAATTCACCCGAAAGACAGAGACAGAAGAGATAGTTTAGGTTGGTCCGTTCTACACGGGGCACTCACGGCCTTTATAATGTCAGACAAAATAAGTAAATGGCTTATTCCGAGTAGGTATTATGTTACGTTCCCATATGGAGTGTACCAGCCATGGGTTGTCAAGAAACATAGAAAGCATATATCCAGTCGTAAGAGCTTTTTTTTATCACATGAAAGCAAAACGATCAAGGACGGAGAATATTTAGGGTTTACCATGGATGCGGATGAATACAAAAACTATGTTAGGAATATTAAGAATAGTTGTACCGGCGGAGATAAATCATTAGCTCCAAATAAAAGATGGTCTTCTCGTCATTTTAAGCTTGACAAAATCTTCGGATCTGCTATGATAGATAACGTAAACAAAGTAGAAATACCTTGGTACTATCGTATCGACAGCTGGGATAGCTGGCACCATTATATGAGGTCGAATGAATCGAAAGAGATAAAAAGACCCTCAGAAACCATGTTTAAACATTCGGAATATTCAAAAGTTGGGAGAGAAAATGAGTCAGGGTTCGGAGATTAAGAGGATACAATCAAAAATACCGTTTGTCGGGTTACACGCTCATTCTGTAGCGGGCAGTATATTTGACGCACTGGGGTACCCGGGCGAGCATATGGATTTTGCTTATAATAACGGGATGGATGCTATGGCCCTCACAGACCACGGCAATGCAAATGGTTTGGCATACCAAGTATTACATGCTCAAAAAATGCACAAAGAAGGGAAAAATTTTAAGCCAATATTCGGTGTAGAGGCATATTTTATTCCTTCCATTGCGAATTGGAGAGATGAATATCAGAAGCATAAAGAAGAAGCAAAAAATAAAGCGAAGCTGGATGACACTCAGAGCGCCGCTGCAGTCGAAGATGAAGCCTCTAAAAAAGCAATGAAAAGCCTATTAAATCGCAGGCGTCACCTGATTTTGCTAGCGCAGGACCAGGAGGGTTTAACAAACCTGTTCAAGCTGATTTCCGAAAGCTATAAAAAGGAAAACTATTATCGTTTTCCTCGCGTCGATTACGCATCACTCAAACGCCATAACAAAGGCATCATCGCAGCCAGCGCGTGCCTAGGCGGTGTTTATGCTGGCTGTTACTGGGAAAATCGTGATCACGGACCAGAAGCGGTTATCGATTCTATGAGAACTGTGACACAGAAAATGCAGAATATTTTTGGCGACCGCTGGTATGGTGAACTACAATGGAATAATGTGCCTGAACAACATGAGCTGAACCAGTACATAATTCAAATGCACTATGAATTCGGAGTGGAACTCATATCTACAGCGGATAGTCACTATTATAGTCCAGACGCCTGGAAAGACAGGGAGCTATACAAGAGGCTCGGCTGGCTCGGCAAGGGCCGTCCGGACTATTTGAGTAATGAACTACCAGTGGATGTTGAGGAGATTGGCTACGAACTTTACCCCAAGAATGGGGATCAGATGTGGGATTCGTATAAAAAGTATTCAGAGTCCTCCGGGATGGAGTACGATGACGATCTGATCAGACAATCCATCGAAAGAACACACCAGATAGCTCATAATAGAATAGAAAGTTTTATGCCAGACAATACGGTTAGATTGCCAAACTTTGTTGTCCCGGCTGGAGTTACTGCAGGACAAGCACTAGCGAAACTTTGCTTGGAAGGTGCGCGGCATTTGGGCTTTGCAAATAACGGAGAATATGTTGAAAGATTAAAATATGAGGTTGAGGTTATAGACAACAGAGGCTTTAGCAAATACTTTTTGACAATGAAAGCCATCGCCGATCGAGCCACAGAAAGCCAGTTAGTAGGCCCAGGACGAGGTTCTGCGGCCGGTTCTCTTGTGGCGTATACTCTGGGCATAACACAGGTGGATCCGATCAAGTATGGCCTTCAATTCGAGCGTTTTTTAACAAAGGGGGGCTCTGGATATCCTGACATCGATTATGATGTTGCAGACCCAATGACTCTCAAAGAAGAATTGATTCAAGACTGGGGAGACGATACTGTAGTGCCTATTACCAACTGGAACACTTTGCAACTGAGGTCTTTAGTGAAGGACATATCCAAGTTTTATGGTGTGCCGTTCAACGAAGCGAACGAGGTTACAGGTAAGATGATATACGAAGCGGTGCCATTGGCCAAGAAAGATCATGGCATCACTGCTGGAGTATATGCCCCGACATTTGAAGAGCTTATGAAATATTCAGAAACCCTCAAGCGGTTTCTTAGAAAGTATCCTCACATCAAGACACATGTCGAGGCGCTTTACGGTCAGGTTCGTTCTGCTAGTCGTCATGCCGGCGGCGTAGTGGTTGGTGAAAATCTCAATAAATGGATGCCTCTTATTAATAGTGGCGGAGTCAGGCAAACGCCCTGGAGTGAAGGCCAGAATGTTAGACACTTAGAGCCTATGGGGTTTATCAAGTTTGACATATTAGGCTTGGCTTCTTTGAGAATGATCGAAGGTGCAATCAGGCACATCCTGATTAGACACAAGGGGGTTCAAGCCCCTTCTTTTGAGGACGTAAAGAAATACTATACAGACAATCTACACCCGGAAGCTATTACTCTCAATGATAGCAAAGTCTGGGAAAATATATTTCACGAAGGTAGGTGGGCCGGTATATTTCAATTCACAGAAGCCGGCGCGCAGTCTTTTTGCAAAAATGCCAAGCCAAACAATATTATTGAATTGGCAGCTATTACTTCTATTTATAGGCCCGGGCCACTATCTGCCGGTGTTGATAAACAATTTGTTAGTGCCAAGAATATACCGCATGAAGTTGATTATATGAATGATACGGTTAGGGCTGTGACCGAAGAAACTTTTGGGTTTTTGATTTTTCAAGAACAAATCGCGATGCTTGCCCACAAGCTTGGCAAGGATTTATCTTTGGACGAAGGTAACAAACTGAGAAAACTTCTAACAAAGAAGGGCACAGGAGAAGTCCAGCAACAAAAAGATAAAATTTACTCTAAGTTCCTCGAAGGGTGCTTAGAAAAAGGAGTTAAAAAATATGAAACAAAGGAATTATGGGAGAAGTTCGAGTATTTTTCTGGCTATGGGTTTAATAAGTCCCATGCTGTATCTTACTGCCTACTTTCTTATCAGTGCGCTTGGCTTTTAAACTACTATCCAGCGGAATGGATGGCTGCGTACCTGGACAAGGAGCCGGACACCCGAAAAGAGAGAGCTATTAACATTGCTAAGAGTTACGGCTTCAAAATCGAAGCTCTAAATCTCAACACTTCTGGAACCGTGTGGGAGATTTCAGATGATGGTAAAACTCTTATTCAACCGTTGACCTCCATCAAAGGTTTGGGGGAGAAGGCCATCGAGCAAATTATAGACAATAGGCCTTTTGATAAGATCGAAGACTTTCTCTTTAATGAGAATATTGTATATAGCAAACTAAACAAGAAGGCTCTGGATGTCTTGGTGAGAAGTCAAACTCTAAACTGTCTGATGGATGATAGATTCTCGGGTTTGAAACATTTTTGGTCCGCTGTCGCAGTAGACAGACCAAGGAAAGAAAAGAATTTATCGGAAAATATTGATAAGTATTTTCCTGAGTATGATTTCACTGAAGAAGAAAAAATTCAATATTTAGTTGACTTGACAGGCGTTTTTCCGTTAAACTTAGTTATGGACGAAAACATCCGCCGAAGGTTGAGCGAATTATATATTCCCCCGATTAGTGAATTTGACAAAGATTTACAAGTTGTGTGGTTTATTCCTCGCGAAATCATAAAAAAGAAAACAAAGAATAATAAGGATTATTATCTTCTTAGGGTGATTGACAGTAATAGCGAAATTACTACAATCAAGTGCTGGGGTGTGCGCCCGGGGAAAGATATCATCCATATCAATAGGCCATATATGGCTAAGCTGGATCATGACCCACAGTGGGGGTTCAGTACTCGACGCATAAGATCAGAATTTAGACTACTAGCTTAAAAGGAGAAACAAATGAGATTAAAAGTGTTTAAGACAAGGCCGTCAGCAAAGCTGCCGGTTCGGGCGTACCCTAGCGATGCTGGCATGGATTTATTTTACTGCCCAGAGACCGACTACAGAGACGCCATCGGCCGCCAAGAAATAAGAATTGGTGTCGGTGCAGGAGTCCTTATACCAACGGGACTTAAGATAGGCGTCCCAGTTGGGCATATGTTGGAAGTGAAAAACAAGTCTGGTATTGCCTTTAAAAAGAGGCTAATCGTGGGGGCCTGTGTTATTGATAGTGGATACGACGGTGAGGTTTTTGTGAATTTAAACAATATCGGGACAAAGGTCGCCGTCATCGAGCCGGGCCAAAAGATAGCTCAAGCGGTCTTGGTGCCCGTAGAGACCTGTGGCGTCGAAGAGATAGAATATGATAATGTTTATGAAGAGTCAACCGACCGTGGAAACGGCGGATTTGGCTCTACCGGAGATTTTTAATGTCGTCTTTTGAAAGAAAGCTTCGTAGAAAAAAAGAGAAAAAAGCAGAAAAAGAATTGGCGGATAAAGTAGGGTTGTTTGATAAGCTCCCGGCAGAATGTTCCGCATGCCTTGATCCGTTCGACAAGAAGAACAAAGAGATGCTCTCTAACTGGAACGTAGTTGTTAGAGAGCAAGAAGAGACGGTGAGACTTTATTGTCCGGACTGCTGGTCTAAGGCGCAGGAATTTATTAAGAAGATGGAGGCAGACGAAAATGTTTGAAGAAGCATATTCATTCGGCGATGTATTACTTAAGCCATTAAAGAGCAACATAAGCTCTAGATCTGAAATAGATTTATCGAGTATTTTAGCCAGCAAAGTGTACAGTCTACCGATCATATCGAGCCCGATGGACACCGTAACAGAGGCTGAAATGTGTACAGTAATGGCCGAACTAGGAGGGCTAGGAATAGTGCACAGGTACTGCTCAATACCAGAGCAGTGTGATATGATCAGCACCGGCACTGGAGCCGCGGCTATAGGGGTTTCAGACGACATGATGGCCAGATCGGAAGCTTTGTATAGTGCTGGTGCTAGAGTATTGTGTATTGATGTCGCCCACGGCCATCACACTTTAGTTGAAAGGGCAATAAAATCTCTGCGAGATAAGTTCGGAGAAGATATCGCTATTATAGCCGGCAACGTCGCGACAAAAAAAGGATACAACGACTTGTCTTCCTGGGGCGCAGACGCTGTTAGGGTTGGCATCGGAGGCGGCTCGATATGTTCTACGAGGATCCAGACAGGGCACGGAATTCCAACGTTTCAGTCAATCCTTTATTGCGCTGCAGCAAAGGGAAAAGCAAAAATAATAGCGGATGGAGGAATAAAGACTGCAGGAGATATTGTGAAAGCATATGCTGCAGGCGCGGATTTTGTGATGTTAGGTTCAATGTTGGCGGGAACAAAAGAGGCCCCCGGAGTTACCTTTCAAGGGAACGATGGTAGTAAATATAAAGTGTACAGGGGAATGGCCAGCAAAGAAGCTCAATACGATTGGCGCGGCGAGGCCCGCTCATTGGAGGGTATTTCTACTACTATACCTTATAAAGGTACCGTAGTTGACATACTCAGAGAGTTAGAACAAAACATAAGAAGCGGTCTTTCTTACAGTGGGGCAAGGAATCTAAAAGAGTTGAAAAAAGTTGCAAAGTTCATCAAACAGAGCCAATCCGGACAATCTGAAAGCGGCACACACATATTGAATGTCAGATAAAGAATATAAATATGGACAGGAAGGTAAAAAAATTGTCTTCCAAGATTTGGATAAGCGTCATGCGGACTTAAGAATCCGTCTACGTCATGACGGAATAACACAGATAGACTTTTTTAGATCCTTAATGACCGGATATCTTGAGGGCGATCCACGAATTATAGATTTTATAACGGATCTCAAAATATCTTTAGCGAGACAAGGCAAAAAGAGAATAATGAAAACAAAAGAATTGATAGCCCAGGGCGAAGAAATTAAGAGCGTTTTTGATTTGAGCGACAAAGAGACAAAGGAGTTATTTGATATGATAGCGGAAGAGTTCCCAGATTTATGAAAACACCAATACCTAAATGTGCAAAAGACTGCATGAAGAAAAAGACACCATGCTCCGAAAAGCAATGTCGTAAGTGGATAGAATATGAAGATGATTTGAATTGCTGCCTTATTTCGATAAGGAACAACGACGACGATCCGCTAACATTGATGCAAACCGGCGAGCGCTTAGGTCTGAGTTTCGTTAGAATAAGACAGATAGAAATCAAGGCTATAGAAAAATTATCTAAACTCGTTTAAAAACGAACTTTTACTTATATTTTATACTATTTACTGTTGAAGTAATATTTCTATTCTTTTTCACTAGGAGAAAACGCAATGAGCAACGAAAAGAAGACCGCACTTTTAAATGAGAACACGACTCGTCGTTTTTGGAAACTCGCCAATATTGGTGCCATTAACGAGATGGGATACGATTTTGGCCGAGATGATGAGCCTCTTGAAGAACAAGACGAAGAGCTTGAAATGGACGAGGAAGTTCCCATGGAGGACGAAGAAGTTCCAATGGATGCTGAACTACCACCCGAGCCCGAAATGGACGCCCCAGAAGAGGGAGGAGTCGAAGCAGAAGTTTCTATTCCAGAATCGGATGTAGCGGCCCTGGAAACAGCAAGGGAAGTTATTGACCAGATTCTTGGCGCTGCTAACGGCGGAGAGGCAGAAGCTGGGCTTGGTGACGAAGAAGAATTAGCTCCTGTGGAGGATGAGATTGCTCCCGAAGAAGAGGAGCTTCCTCTCGAAGAGAATGAAATCACAGAAGAAGAAGAATTAGATGAAGATAAGCTTGAAGAGGTTGTTAAAATAATCACCGACCGAGTTGCTAGTAAAATTCTTCGCGAAGCCCTTTTACGAAGAGTTAAAAAGTAAGTTTCCCCTTGACTTATGGGTCAAAATGATATAGAATTTATATATGTTAACTTACGCATTATGGTTCTTTAGTGGCGTCTTGGCCCACAAGTTTTTTTCGTATCTCATGAACATAAGATATTCCCGAAAAGTATTCGATAATACCGTTGATTCTCTCCTGTTGGTAATCGACGCCTTATC